TTCGCATTTGTCCGGCAATGATTCGGGATTACTTTCGACCCTGGACAAAAACGAAATCCCACGCTGGAAAGGAACTCAGAAGTTTGAGCAGATTGAAGTGGATGTATTGACTTGGAAAGACTTTTTGAGCCTTCCCGATTTGTTCGAAAAGTTTGATTTTATTTCGGTGGATGCTGAGGGAATGGATTTGATAATCCTTCGACAAATGAACTTGAAAGAATTGGGTTGTGAAATGCTTTGTATTGAATGGAATGGGAATGTAAAGGTCCGGAAAGAAGTGGATGCGATTTGCCGTTCATTTGGACTTCGATTTGAACACCAAAATTTTGAGAATCTGATTTATGTCCTGTAAACTTTCTATTCTCATCCCATCGACATTTGATCGTCAGGCAATGACTGAACGGTTGGAGGCCGAAATCCAAAAGCAAGTTTTAAATTTGTTTGCAGATTGGGAGGTTGAAATCCTTGTCGAATTCGACAACAAAGAAATTTCAGTCGGGAAAAAACGGCAAAACCTTCTGGAAAAGGCCAAAGGTGATTATGTGGTTTATATTGATTCAGACGATTGGATTGCCCCTAATTATGTGGATCTGATTCTAAAAGCCATTGACCAAAAACCGGACTGCATAACCTTTGAAATAAGGTGTAAAGGAACCAAAGGAAGCAGGGCAAATGTGGCCTTGAAGTATCCGGATTGGATGGATAATCAGGACGGGTTTCATTACGTCAGAATGCCTTACCACAAAACCCCGATACTTCGCAGCCACGCCATTCAAATAGGATTTAAGGACATGAGGTTCGGAGAGGATTACGACTTCTCAAAACGGCTTAAACAAAGCGGACTACTTCAATCAGAAGTTCACTACAAAACCCAACTTTACATCTACCAATTTAAGTACGAAGATTTCCAAAAAAAGTATGGATTTGACAAAGACAAAGCCCGTAATAATTAACGCCTGCATTGGCGGAGGTTGGTATCCTAAAGGTTCTGAACGATTAGCCCGGAGTTTGAATAATCATGGATGGGCTGGAGAAATCAGGCAATGGATTGACCAATGGCCAAATGATTTATTTCCGGTTGATAGCCATTATAATATCAAGGCATCCGCATTCTTTCAGGCAATGTCAGAAGGATACACGCATATCCTTTGGGCTGATTGTTCAGTTTGGGCTTTGGCTGATCCTATGCCCATTTTTGACATTATTGATGAAAAAGGATATTTTATGTGGGGTTCCGGATATAATTGCGCTCAAACCTGCAATGATTACGCCCTGAACTTTTTCAAACTAACCAGAGACGAAGCCGAAAAGATTCCGGATTGTTCTTCTGGAATAATGGGGTTTAATGTTCAATCTGAGATTGGTTTTCAATTCCTGATGGCATTCTTTGAGGCTTGCAAAATGGGGGTGTTTCACGGCTCCAGGTTCCACGATAATCAAAGTTCTGACCCTCGTTTCCTTTTTCATAGACAGGATCAATCAGCAGCCTCGTTGATAGCCGGAAACATGGGCTTGCAACTGATGGACCACAATAGTCTATTGGGATTTTACCGGAAGCCTTTGCCGAAATCTTGGATTTTTACCCTGAGAGGAATATAATTATGAAAGACTATTTTAAATTTATGGGTTATCTGATTTGGGTAACCGTAACCGTTATGCTTGGGTTTGCTCCACTTGGCCCAACCGGAAACATGAATGATACTGAACTGGCAATATTTGTATTGGCTTGCTTTTTTGGTTTATTCACATCGCTTTTTATCTTTTACAAAACCCATGTAAAAGCATGAACCTTTTAATTCATTCAGACCTTACGCCGCATTATTATTCACATGGATTCGGGGCAATTATGAATAAGGCACTTCGGCTTTGCTGGGTTCATTTTGAGAAATACGGGAATTGGAATATTTCGATTGACGATCCGTATCTAAACCAGATTTTTTCTTTCAAGAAACAATCTTCCGGATATGTGGAAGATTTGATTTGGTCAAAGGATGCAACCGGACCAAAGGACATTGATAAGAACCGATTAGCTTTTCAGAATGTATTTTTTCCAAAGGATGAAATCTTAAAAGAGATATTCAAAGTCAAGGAAGAAGCCTTTTCAGAAAAGACTTTGGGGATCCATGCGAGGGGAACGGATAAGGCAACCGAGGCATTGATAGTATTTCCTGAAGATTTGATTGAATCGGCTAGTCCATTTGTAGAAATTGGGTATTCAATCTTTTTAGCAACGGATGACGTTTATTATTATGATGCGTTAGAAGAAGCATTTGGACCTGAAAAAATAAAAACTGATGCGCTTGTAAAAATGAGTTTTAATGGGCATCCAATCCATTTAGAAGGCAACCGCACCGAAATCTACAAAGAAGCGTTCAGGGCCGCTTATTTGCTCTCTCAGACGGATGTATTCTTGTATTGCCGTTCAAATCTTTCCGAACTTGCCCTAGCTATGCGAAATCCCGAAAAAGTTTCCATAAATTTGCAACCATAGGATAAAGGGTTCTATGTGAATTGGGTTAATTGAAGCGAAAGACCGGATTTTTTAGTCCGGTTTTTTTATGGCATTTGCCCCTTCGTCTTAACTACCATTGAATCTTGGCAATTAAAACATAACCCTTCCTGATCCAGATTCAACTGCATAGCCCAACCATCTAAGGCGGCTTTGTATTCATCGTTAAAGGTTGCCTGATTCCGTTCTGTTAGTTCCCTGTTGGATTGAGTGAAGTAGTTCACCCGATTAGATGCTAACTTAGTCCGGAGCATTTCGGCACATAGTAACCTTGCCCACGCATCAACCAGATACATTTTCTGACCACAGATAAATGCCTCGATTGAGCATATCAATTCAGCATCCCAATAGATCCCTGTTACCTCTACGTTTTGGGTCCATTTGTTGCCAATTCCATAATCCAACGGTGCAGCGATTGGGAAGTTGTTATATCCATTGACAAACCAATATTGAAACTTTGCAGCACATTCATCGCTTGACCATCCCCAACCGTAATCGACAAAGGTTCCGCCCAAAGTGGTCAGGTTGGAACAATCCACAATTTGCAGAATGTTTATTTTGTCGAAATCGGAGAAGAATAGCTGATTGATTGGAATGGTGTTCATTCCGGGTGCTAAATCAACCGTCTTTGAATAAAGGAGTTTTGCATCCTGACTTTGGTAGTAAAGGATTTCCACGTTGTCAACTTGAGCATTCCCACCATTGAAGATATAGGCATTTTTAACCCGTAAGCCCAAATACTTACCGCCTGAAATAGAAGCTAAAACACCTCGGTATCTTGGATGCGGATCAACCGTAATAATTTGATCCCATTGCTGAACAAATGGTTTGCGGGTTTGGAATAAAACCTGGTCCAATCGGGCATTAGCAAAATCCCTTAATTTCTGCTGAATGTCGGTTTTAAACTTTTGGAATGCTTGACGTTGAACACTTGCCCAAACACCCGAAAATGATACTTGGTCCTGTGATGCTACTTTGTCAAGTAGTTCGGTACTCATTCCCGGATAGTCATTCAGGTAAACCCCGGATAATGGTTCTTCGGTTGTGCAAGATTGTAAGCCGATAAAATCAAAAAGGCAGTTGGACATGGCAGAAATATTTTTGTAAAATTACGCCCTTTTAAATTTCTTCGCCTTACTTTTTACAGACTTCTTACCAACGCATCCCCATGATTGCCTTGAAAGGTCATTTGCACATGGTGGATTTTTGCACTTTTTGATTCCGGATGAACGGGCGCAATATCAATCGCCCTTTGGAGTTCCATGAGAAATGGAATAACCTTTTGCACCAAAGGATCTGGTTTTTCCGTTGATAGTTGCTTTGAATTTCTTTTCTGCCATAGTTGTAAAAGTTATTTCATTCCGGCTTGACCACGTTTCTGAGCAAGGGTATATTGGGTCTTTGATACCGGGAAGAGGGTGTGGCGGCAGTTATAACCACCGCAAAATGAAAAGATGGTAGTTTTAGTTGTTCCATCCCGACGACCTTGCCAATCCCCCAAATTAGCCCAATTTTCAACCTCTGACTTTTTGTAATAACGCCCGTGTCTTGCTAAACAAAAGGGTCTGGTATCTTGTATGGCGGTTCCTTGATAAAAATAAAATTGAAGATTCAGATCTGAGGAAATTGTCTGAACATACTCACGGGAAAACGTCATTACTGAATCATTTGTAACTTGAGATACATAACGATTTAGGTATGCTTTTTCGGTTGGCGTTCCTTCAATGAATTGTCGAAGGGTCTTTTGAAGTTCGGTTCTGCTACTGATTCCGGCTGCATTTGCCTGTAAAACTTTTGTTACTGCATTCTTGAAATTTGCACTCAATTCTGGGCCTAGTAGCTGATCCCTGGTCAAGGTTATATTCGCATCAAGAATCGCCCTATACAACTCCTCCTTCGCATTAAACCCGTCAATCAACTCCGAAAAATAAAGGTCAGAGAGTTTCTTGATCTCTTTGAACCCATTGGTCAGTTCAGCAACCTCTTTAATATATTCCGGATTGGCAGCAATTACCCCGACAATCTTAGATTTTAATCCAATGATTTCACGAATCCTTTTTGCCCTGTCTTTCGGATCGAATGGAAGTTCGTTAGTCAGTTCGATCACTTGGTCAGCCAATCCCGCAAAGATTTCAGGAAGGCGTTCATCCATCCTTTTTTCCAAAGCCATTTGCAGGGTCTGGATTTTGGCGATGATTTCTTTTTGGGATTCGGTAACCATAAAGCAAAATTAATTTTTTCGTTTGGTTTCTCTTGTTTAAGTTTGTTGCACAAAAAACAAAATAATAAATGGATTACCACGAATTCTTAAAGAAGAAACAGAAAACCATTGTTCAGTCTGGATTTGAGATTCCGGATTCTGAGTTAAATCAACTCCTTTTCCCATTCCAAAAGTTCATTGTTAAAAGGGCTTTAAAGGCCGGAAAGTATGCGATTTTTGCTGATTGCGGATTGGGAAAAACTTTCATGCAACTGGAATGGGCTAATCAGGTTTCAAAGAAAACAAAGAAACCCGTTTTGATCCTTGCGCCATTGGCCGTAAAAGGTCAGACAATCAAAGAAATGGATCACTTCGGAATTCCTTCTGATTTGATTGAAGTCTGGAATTACGAACAACTTGATAATCTGGATTGCTCAAAGTATTCGGGCATCGTTCTGGACGAAAGTTCAATCTTGAAAAACTTTGAAGGATCAATTAAAAAACAGATCATTGATAACTTCGCAAGAACCCCATATAAATTAGCCTGTACCGCAACCCCATCGCCTAACGACCCAATGGAACTCGGAAATCATTCTGAGTTTCTGGATGTAATGAGCCGTAATGAAATGCTTGCAATGTACTTCGTTCACGATGGCGGAGAAACGGCTAAATGGAGGCTTAAAGGCCATGCGGTTAAAATGTTCTATCAGTTCATCGGAACATGGGCTATCATGCTGAATAAGCCTCAGGATATTGGTTTTGAAATGGATGGTTATGCCCTTCCTTCCTTAAATCTGATCGAGAAAGAAATTAAAACCCCAAAAAGGGAAAACGGAAGGATTTTCAATGATGCTATAATTTCAGCGACAAACTTTAATCAGGAACTCCGGATTACTAAAGTTGATAGGTTGGATGAGGTTGCCCGAATTGTAAACGAATCAGATGAAAATTTTATCATTTGGATTAAGCAAAACGAGGAAGGCGAACTACTCAAAAAACTTATACCCGATTCTATTGAAGTGTCCGGCTCCGATTCTCCGGAATACAAGGAAAAGATGCTTTTGGGTTTTGCCAATAATGAGTTTAGGGTTCTGGTTACCAAGACAAAGATCGCATCATTTGGGATGAACTACCAGAACTGCCGCAACCAGGTCTTTGCTTCATTGGATTTCTCCTTTGAGGGATTGTATCAATCCATCCGGAGATCGTACCGTTTCGGGCAAAAGAACGAGGTAAATATCTATTTGATAACTACCGATACAATGGCAAACGTAAAGACCGCAATCGACCTTAAACAAAAACAATTTTTAACCATGCAAGAAGAAATGAGCAAAGCCATAAACGAAAACCTAAATGGGCAATTTATGGCAGAATCCATCGTCGATACCAATCCTGAAAAAACGGAGTGGTACGATATTAAACGAGGCGACTGCATCCAGTTAATTAAGGATGTTCCGGATGAATCCGTAGGGCTTTCGGTATTCAGTCCTCCCTTTGCCGAACTTTACACATATTCAAACCACTTGGAGGATATGGGTAATTCAAAGGATTACACCGAATTCCTTACCCAATTCGGATTCCTGATTAAAGAACTGTTTCGGGTTATGAAGCAGGGCCGGAATGTTGCGGTTCATTGTATGGATTTGCCAGTTCAAAAAGGCAAAGAAGGATTCATTGGATTGAGGGATTTTTCAGGAATGATTCTTTCGGCTTTTCAAGATGCTGGATTTGTTTATCATTCACGGATTACCATTTGGAAAGATCCGGTAATTGAAATGCAAAGAACTAAGGCATTGGGCCTTTTGCATAAGCAAATCAAAAAGGATTCAACCATGTCAAGGGTTGGTATTCCTGATTATGTAATGGTTTTCCGCAAAGATGGTGAAAGGTCTGATCCTGTTACTAATACCGATATGCCCGTTGATTTATGGCAAAAAATAGCATCGCCCGTTTGGATGGATATTGATTACGGAAACACCCTGCAAGGATTCCGGAACGCAAGGGATGAAAATGATGAAAAGCACATTTGCCCATTGCAACTTGATACGATTGAAAGGCTGATCTACCTTTACTCAAATAAAGGCGATACCGTTCTGACCCCGTTCATGGGAATCGGCTCTGAGGTTTATCAGGCCGTAAAAATGGAACGCAAAGGGATCGGATTTGAGTTAAAAGAATCTTACTACGATTTAGCCAAAAAGAACATTAGGACTGCCGTACAAGTTAAAAGTCAGCTTTCGCTTTTTTAGCCCAACGGCATAATCGGAACAATCCCTGCCCTAATTTCCTTTTCTTTCTCAATCGCTTTTGATTTAAGGTCGGCCCGTTGGTCGGCCTTACTTTTTTGTAGCCATTCCGGATTTTCCTCCATCAACTCCGTAATAAAATTGGTTATATAACTTGACAAAATGTAATCCAGATTTGAACACCCGCCCGAATCTTTCAGGATTAACTTTTCATCGGCTGATTTAAACGGTAGTGGGTCCAGAGAATTGATAGCCTTCAAAACCATCAAAACCGGACTATTTTCCCCGTATAGTTTTTCGGTATAATCGTATTCCAAACCGATTGTAATAACCGGATTGTAACCGTCCTTTTTAGCCCTTGATAATTGGTCAGCAAGAATATCCGTAGTCAGAACGTCAAAGTCGCTAGGGATGGTTATTTGGGGCTTTGAGGCTGCAATCTTTTCTTCATTGAGCAACGCATTGGAAAACAATCCAAGGGCCGTGTATCGCTGGTAATAGATGCACATTGCCGTTTCAACATACACATCGGCCAAATGGACCGCAACT